TTGGCTCGCCGGTGGGTTCTTCACATAGCGGGCAGAAGACGGCGCCACGCCACACCGCGTCACAGCCAGCGCATGCCCTCAAAGTCTTATCTTTAATGGGCATACTCGGCCCCATCTTCTACAGCCACAAAAGCCTGACGCTTCCGGCCTGCTCCGCTGTGCTCAATCTCAACCAGGGCAATCTCGCCAGCGTCTACCAGAGCCCGCACCGCTTCGGCGTGCTCTTTCGGCTTAAGCCTCTTAAATCGCCGCTTTAATTCTCTATCAGTCATGCCCCGTTCACCGGCTGCCAGTACAGCCTCAAGTATCGCTTGACGCCGCGCGCCAAACTCTGAGCCGGTCATTTGCTTGCCCACGGCTTCAACGAGTCCATTGAAAGCATGCTCCGAATAAATCACCGCCCACTCCATAGCCTCGCGGTCTATCCTTGGCGAAGACTTAGAGCACGCAACAATGGCAGCCAGCCGCATGGCAATTTCTACCGAACGAGCGAGCAATACATCCATGCCGCTGTTCGATAACTTACGGCGCCTCTTTACGTTCTCAGCCTCAAAAGCATCAAGCACTTCATATGCCGCCGGGGTAAATTCAATCTCAACGGTCTTCGGCGCCACATCATGCACTTCAACCCCGGCCAGATTACCGCCGCCAGCGTCTCGCATCGACTGCGCCCATCTCACAACGCCAGCCGGTGGCACAGCTTTAGCCTGTCCACGCTTACGAGCCCCACACTCGGCATCACTGTTAACAACGAGAAACCGGCCAAGCATC